TTTAAGAAGCGCAGCGATCTCGAGTTAAACATAGACACAGCCGGTGAAGCTTGGAAAGCCTTCGTCAAATCAGAAGAGATTTGTCGTAGTATGAATAGGGTTCTCGAATCTAGGTCGGACACGAACTCTCGTGACCGCGCTGTGCTCTTATTTGAGATGCAGCGGAAAATTACCTCGATTCTTGGCCCTGTCCCCAACTACGATGATATCGCTTTTGGCTTTGGTCCTGGCTCCAATGTTGGGTGTAACAAAAACACCAGTGTCCGCATGAAGTTATCAGCGGACGCAACATCTACCGTTGGCGCATTCTCCCTGTTACAGGGGGATGAGCACATGTCCCAAACCTGGCCAGGCCTGTTGAAGGCCACAGCCGTGCGTGGAAGCTCATGGACAACGGTCCCAAAGACTAGTCTCACAGACCGCTCTATTAATATCGAGCCTATCGTCAATTCGTATCTCCAAAAGGGATACGGTGACGTAATACGGCGTCGATTAAAGAAGGCGGGAGTGGATCTAAACGACCAAACGCGTAATCAGCGTCTTGCTCGTGAGGGTTCTCTCACAGGAGCGTTAGCGACTATTGATTTATCAATGGCCTCTGACACGATTGCGTACAACTTGGTGCGCGATTTGCTTCCTTGGGACTGGTTCAGCGTACTCGATAAGTGCCGTTCTCCCTATACGCAACTTCCTGACGGGGCCTGGTGGCCGCTTCAGAAATTTTCGAGCATGGGGAATGGCTATACTTTCGAGTTAGAGAGCTTAATATTTTATGCTCTTCTATTGTGCGTCTGCGGAGAAGAAGAAGTTGTATCCGTTTACGGAGACGACCTAATCTGCCCGACGCACCGTTACGCTGAAGTAATCAATGCTTTATCACTCCTTGGGTTCGTTCCTAACTCTGCGAAGAGTTTTGGTTTTGGTCCTTTTAGAGAGTCGTGTGGCAAAGATTACTGGGCTGGCATTGACGTACGTCCGGTATTCTGCAAAGAAGCTATGTCTGTTAAAGAGCTTTACAGACTTCATAACTTCTTCAAACGAACCGGTAGAATGGAGTATCTCCTTCCTGTTATCCTTAAACACATTCGTAAGGATGAATTACTCTTTGGGCCTGATGGCTTCGGAGACGGTCATCTTATCAGCGATTCGCTGACTTACGTGGTGGATAAGAGACAATGGGATGGGAGATTCGTCAGGTTTAAGACCTGGCAGTCCATTCCTCGCATCTATATGTCGTCCCGAAAGGGCGACTATGGTGCTTTTCTGTATCTTTCGCGGAATGGGCTTAAGGCTCAGGTGTCACTCAAGACCCTGTACGCCGAACGCTCACTTGAAGCGAATTTTCAGAAACGTACGCTATATGTTAGGGTAAATACTTAAATTTACCACATCCAACGTATTCGTTGGTGGGTTGATCCATTGGATCCTTGGTACCGGGAG